TCAGTTTACAGACAACTGCGTTGTCTATCCACCAAAAACACAAACTTTAGATGGAGCAGACCTTTCCCTAGAAAATATGTCTATGGTCGTACACCTTTCCATTCATCACAAGGGATTAATTAGTAATCCACTATCAATAAGAGACTTTGAGATTTGTTCAAGAACAAGCAATGAAACCGTTCCAACAGAAATTGGAACAAAGTATGGAACATCCATGTATACATATGTAAAAGATTCAGGAACGTATAAGTATAAAGACTTTAATCCAATAACTGTTTATAAGAAAAATACTCCATATCTATATACAACTTCAAGATCTGGAATTAAAGTGGGAAACATTTCTGTTGGAGAAAGACAGTATGGAGTTACTGTACCAATTAATGATTCTGAAGCACAGGGTTTTGAGGTTGGCGCAATACAATTCTGGCAAAAATACGATTTCTTAAAATTTGCTAAAAACGGAATGTCTATTATGGAAATAAACCACAAAGATGCGGTATATGAATTAATAGTTATAAAAGATTATTCAGAAAATAGAGGCTCAATTAAGACTATAAACAAAATAACTGGTCAAGAAATTACCGACGTTATGTACTATCAGAATGGAATATATGTTAGGTATCCAGTTATCAAAATAAACGAATGGAACTCAATAGGTATTTCATTTTCAAATGCACTAAACTTTGATCAATATTCTGGAGGAATAAATCTTTTAGCAGGCGCAACCTTCAACAACATATCTTATTACAAGCCAACTGGACTTGGAAGACTCAGCAACATCTTTACAAGACCATGGGTTAGAGTCTTGCAGGGAGATTTGTTTTCAGGAGAAAATCTTACTTGGGGCGACTGGTATTGGAAAGATGAAGAACTAAAAACGAATAAAACTTGGAAAGAAGTTCTGGTTCTTGAAGAATCTACATCATATACGAGTACTCCAGAAGACATTCATAAGGCTTATGTTGGAACAAATAAGTCAATTATTGGTGATGAACAAACCTTTAGTTTCTCTAATGACGAATTCTCTATAATAAACGATGTATCTTGGTCAAGAATTAGCGGAAAACCAGTATAATCTGGTACAATAGTGTTCATGAGTAACAGGAAAAGACCAACAATTGGCAAAAGCAAAGTAACTGTTGAAAACGTAGGTGATGCACAAAAGAAGCATTTTGGTTATGCTTGGGGACTATACTTTTGGAGATTGCCAAGTGGTCACCTATTCAAGGATGATGAAAATAGACTTTTGAACATTCCTTCAGTTGAGGGAGATTTGTCAAATATGGCAAAATTGATGAAGGCTGCGGCTCATTATGGTCAGCCAGAAGGAACCCCTTGGTTCTATGCTGGAGCAAACAGATCCACAGATGATGAATATCAGGAGCAACTGGACAGACTTGATCAAGGTCTAATCCCATCACTAAATGACATTGGTGCGGTAGCCGCAGCCAAGAAATCACTTGAACTTTATGGAGATGCTGAATGATGCAGGAAATTTTCGTTGATGCAAAAATGGCAGATCAAATTATTCAAGATGAATGGGCAAATTCAGACCCATTTGGAAAAAGTTGGGAAAGTCTTTCAGAATTAAATGGAATAGAGAAAAACTTTAAGCGCCGCGCCGCTCGTATGGAAAAGGCGAATACGGTAATTAACAACGTTCCTAGAGGAGCAGATGGAAAGATTAGTCCACAGTACTTGTCCGAAGCCAAGGCTATCGGTCAGTCAGACTCAGGAGATGCAAACTCAAAGAGAATTAATCCTGGTCAGGTATATCGTAATGGATATGGAATCTTTGATCTAATTACTCCACCATACAATTTGTACGAACTTTCTGCATTTTATGACACATCGTTTGCCAATCATGCGGCGGTAGATACAAAGGTCTCTAACAGCGTTGGACTTGGATACAAGTTTGATATGACGGCAGATACCATGATGAGACTTGAGGCAATGACCGATGACAAGAAGAGGTCAAACTCAAAGCGTAAGATTGAAAGACTTAAGATGCAGTTGGGGTCATGGCTTGAGTCTTGCAACGATGACGAAAGCATCACCAAGGTTCTTGAAAAGGTTGTAACAGATATGCAGGCAACTGGAAATGGATACATTGAAGTTGGTCGAACTGTTGCAGGACAGATTGGTTACATTGGTCACATTCCAGCAACAACAATGAGAGTACGCCGTCTAAGAGATGGCTACATTCAAATTATTGCAGGAACAATCACATACTTCCGAAACTTTGGAGCAACAAACTCAAACCCAGTAACAACAGATCCAAGACCAAACGAAATTATACATCTCAAGGAATACTCCCCATTAAATACATTTTATGGCGTTCCAGACATTGTTGCTGCTATGACATCTTTGCGAGGAGATCAAATGGCACAGCAATATAACATTGATTACTTTGAGAATAAGGCTGTACCTCGTTATATTATTACTGTTAAGGGGGCTAAACTAACTCCAGAGGCAGAGGATAAGTTGTTCCGCTTCTTCCAAACAGGACTTAAGGGTCAGTCACACAGAACGTTATATATTCCACTTCCTGGTGATCAAGAAGGACAAAAGATTGAGTTTGAGATGCACCCAGTTGAAAATGGTGTGCAGGAGGCATCATTTAATCAATATCGTCAAAGAAATAGAGACGACATCCTTATGGCTCACCAAGTTCCGTTGTCCAAATTGGGCGGAATTGATGCTGGACTTGCTGCCGCTATGACTCAGGATCGCACTTTTAGGGATCAAGTAGCAAAGCCATTGCAGGAATATGTTGCGAAGGCTGTTAACAAGATTGTTCGTGAGAAGACAGACATTGTTGAACTTAACTTTAATGAGGTTAGTTTAACTGATGAAATTGCCCAATCCCAAATTCTTGAAAGACTTGTAAAGAATAAGATTATGGTTCCTAATGAGGCTAGAGAAAGAGTGGGTCTTCCACAAATGGAAGGCGGAGATGTTCCCATGGAAATGACTCCACGGCAAGCGACAGATGCTCGCGCCAACAATGCTCAAAACCGTCAGAGAGATGCTGAGAGATCTGCAAATCAGTCCGATGGATCAGCAGCAATTAGTGGAAGAAATCCAAAAGGCGAAGGCCCAAAGACATCATAACGATTTGATAAAAAAAAATAATGTATAATGGTAATGATATGGAACTAACTAAAGCGCATTGGTCCACAAAGGACTCGTCAATTCGTCTCTCTATGCCAATCAATAAGGTTGACAAAGAGCGTAGAATTGTTACTGGTTTCGCAACCCTAGATAACCTTGACCGTCAAGGAGACGTTGTGCCCAAAGAGGCAAGCCTCAAAGCATTTGAAAATTTCCGTGGGAATATCAGAGAAATGCATCAACCAGTTGCTGTAGGCAAGGTGGTGTCATTCAAAGAAGACACATATTTTGATACAGAGTCAAGCAAGTTCTACAACGGAATTGTTGTTTCTGCTTATGTAAGCAAGGGTGCTCAAGATACTTGGGAAAAGGTTCTTGACGGAACTCTTACTGGATTTTCTATTGGTGGAGAAATTCATGACTCAGAAGATGTATATGATGAAGATCTTGGAAAGAAGTACCAAGTAATTAAGGAATATTCTTTAAGTGAACTTTCTTTAGTAGACAATCCAGCAAATCAGTTTGCAAATGTATTTAGTATCGAAAAGGGTGTAGCAACAGGATATCTATCCAAGACTACAACCGAAAACGTTTTTTGGTGCAGGCAGGATGACATCATTCAAATGTCCTATGACATAAACAAGTCTTGTCCACAATGCGATTGCAACATGAACAATATTGGATTTGTCGAAAGCAATGATTCTGAAAAGGCTTCTATGGTCAAAGGAATGGTAAGAGAAATAAAAAATAGTCAAATTCTCAAGAACATAGGAGAAGGATCTTACGTTAAATTTGGTGATTCATATGGTCGCGTAATGCAAATTATTTTTAAGGGTGGGGCAAGACTTTCATCAGATGAGGTTGCTATAATTGCAAAATCTGATGATCCAGTTGTGATTATAAAACAATATTCACAAATAGAAGGTATAATAGTACCAAATAATCGTCGCGTTATCAAAAACATTTCTTCATTAGAAAAAGTTGATGCGATTAGTAAATCAGAGGTAAAGGAGGTAAGCAAGATGGACTCAAATATTATTGTTGTAGATGAGATTGAAAAGTCTGCTCAAGAAGAGCAGGTCAATCCAGAGCCAACCGCGCTTCCTGTCGAAGAGGTTTCTGTTGAAGGCGCTGAGACAACCAAGGCTGATGAGCCAGAAGTAGTCAAGGCTGATGAACCAGAAGTTGAAAAGGCAGTAGAAATCGAAATTGAAGAAGACGACATGGAAGAAGATAAAGAAGAAGAGACAATGAAGGCAGAGGCAGTAAGCGCTGTAAGCGAAGATGACACCAATGCCACAACTAAGATGATCGAAGACATCTCAGAAGGTCTTTCTTCTGCTCTAACCACTCTTGCTGAGACAGTAAAGGCTCTTGATGCCAAGATTGAAGGCATCAACAAGGCAGTTGCTGGAATTAGCACAGAGGTTGAAGAAGTAAAGGATAAGTTTGGAAAGCGTGTAGATGCTGTGGAAAAGGACACCGCTTTCCGTAAGTCTGCTGATCTTGGCGAGATCTTGCAGGAACAACCAGTAATAATGGAGAAGTCACATTCTTCATGGGGCGGTCGTTTCCTCACAAATGCCGACCTATTTAACTAATAAAAGAAATCACAGGAGGTGAAAGTAAAATGGCAGAAGAAATTTTAAAGAATCAGCCCTCAGAGTCAAGCGAGTACGGCGATCCAAACCCAGGTCTATATCAGGGTCAGGGCGCAGTCGCAAACCTTGGAATTGGAGGCACAGACCCAGTAGTTGGTGGTGATGCTTGGGGAACCCCAGGTAACATTCCTAACGCTTTGATGGGTTCCACCGATGGAGCAAATGCAGTTAATCCAACTGGTACTCCTGGTGGTATCCTCAATCCTGAGCAGGCTCGTCGTTTTATCGACTATGTTTGGGATGCAACAGTTCTCGCCCAAGACGGACGTAGAGTTACAATGCGTGCAAACACAATTGAACTTGAAAAGGTCAACGTTGGAGAGCGCGTTATTCGTGCGGCTTCACAGGCTCTTGGTGAGTACCAGAACGCTGGGGCAACATTCACAAAGGTTGAACTTACTACAAAGAAGATCCGTTTGGATTGGGAAGTTTCAACTGAAGCACTTGAAGACAACGTTGAGGGTGCAGCCCTTGAGGACCACCTAGTTCGCTTGATGACAAGCGCATTTGGTAACGACCTTGAGGATCTTGCTATTAACGGCAACGGAGGTGTAGATCCATTCCTAGGAATCATGAACGGTTTCGTTAATCAAGTTAAGACAACAGGAGATGCTCATGAAGCAGTTGTTGACGTAACACTTGGTTGGACACCACAGGTCATGCAGGAAGTTATCTATGCATTGCCACGCAAGTACCGCGCAATCAAGTCAGGTCTCAAGTTCTATGCTGGAACAGATGTTTTCGCAGGAATCGTTGAGAAGAACGGAACACTCGCTGACGCAATCGCAGAAGCATTTGCTGGTCAGCCAGCAGGTACACCTGCAAACCGTCAGGATTACCTTAATGGCAATGGTCAGACATTCGGTGGTGCTCGCACTACCCGTGTCCTTGGCATTGACGTTCAGGAAGTTCCTTACTACCCAGCAGATTTCGTCGATCTCACATTCCCACAGAACCGCGTTTGGGGCTTCCAGCGCGATATCACTGTGAACCGTGAGTACAAGCCAAAGAAGGATACAATTGAGTACACCATCTTTGTCCGTTTCGGAATCACATGGGAAGAACTGGATGCAGTAGCATTCGCTGACACATCAGTTGCGTCTTCCTAATAAATAAACAGTTAGCCTATGGGGGGAGAGCCTAAAAAACTCTCCCCCTTTGGCATGTCTGATATAATTATCTTAAAGAGAAAGGTAACTACCATGGAAGATTTAAATACTATTTCAGACTCAGTAACACAGGACAAGCCTGTTGCAAAAAAGACTGCTGCAAAAAAGACCGCCGCTAAGAAAACTACTGCGACAAAGAAGGCTGCTGAAAAAGCACCAGTAGAAGTAAACGATGTTTCTATTGAGGAGGCATCAGAACCAGAAATTTCCGATAAGGTTATTAAGGGTCCAGCAAATACCAGTGCCCCAAGAAATTCAAACACAAATAACAACGCCGATGGCGTATTCGTTTCAAATGCCGCAGATTCAGCATTAAGAAGAAAGACCGATACAACCGTTGAGGAGCCAAAGAAGTCAGAAGATGACAAGGTAGCCCTTTGGTCAGCAAGAAACCTGCGTTGGACTAGCGTTGGATCGCTAAGCACAGGATACAATATTGTAACTAAGGAGGCTGCCGAAAAGTGGCTTGGAAGGCAGGGTGTTCGCAAGGCATCCCCCGAGGAAGTATCCACATACTACGGCAAATAAATAGATGGAGATTACAAGATTACAACCATTCCCACTAGCATTTAGTCAAGGTGGATTTGATCCAGACACAGACTATGTTTTAACAATTCTTGACGATCATGCAACGGATCTTCTTGAAGTAGCACTAACAAGTGATGGGGATGGGGTAATCTCAACAAACCTCCCAAACTATTTTTCTCGCTACGATGATGAATATCGTGGAGAAGTTTATGTAAAGCAAGGAACAAACGAAGATGGAAGTTCAATTCTTGGAGATTTAGTCTGGATAGATACAATTACGATTATGCGCCCGTATGTTGATCCAACACTAATTGCCGAAACAGCAGACGATATTGCTGATGCAAAGATGTATGAGGCCATTGCAAGAGCAATCATTAATTCTATTACTGGCGGATTTATGTACAAGCGCGAAACAGTAGAAACTGTTGGACTTGGAAACGATTATCTTGCTGCTCCTTTTAGATTAAATAAAATTGTTCGTGTTTACGAAAACGATGTATTAGTTTATGATTCAGAACCCCTAGACCCAGAAACTTGGACCAACACCTACAACTACTACATTACGCCAGATAAGGGCGCTATAAGCGTAGCAATTCCAGGATCTACAGGATATAACCGACTACAATCTCGTGCCCCCTACAGGATTAAGGGCGCTTCCGACTCCTTTACCTTATACAACACCAATGACTCACCAAACTACTCAGAAGCAACATCATATGATACAAAAATGTTTACTGACGGAGCGGGGGGATCTCCAATGTTTCCCTCTAATTGGGATTATACAGTTATTGTAGAGGCTGGCTGGCCTGTAATTCCACAAGATATTAAGCAGGCAGCACAATTAATCATTAATGATTTAAAGTGCAACAATATTCCTTACATCAATTCATACATCAAGGATTACAAGAGCGACCAATTCGATCTAACATTTGATGACAGGGTGTTTAAAGATACTGGAAACCGTATCGCAGACAAGATTCTTTCTGCTTACGTCAGACCAATTTATCGTCTAGGTGTGATCTAAATGTCCTTGTTTGGAACAAATGCCTGCAATAGTCTATTTTTCCAAATGAAATGCGACATATACTATGCTTCAGAAGTACAAGATAAGTATGGGAAAGTAGACAAGGTGTGGGAATACGACATGACGGAAGATTGTTCATTTTATACCGTAGGAGATGTTAGCAATCAGAATAACTTCACCTTTGATGATTCTAAATTCTATCGTTTAGAAACAATGCTTTATGGAAGATTTAAAACAGATCCTCGTAAAGCGCTGGATGGACTTTATCACCCTATATCGCACATTCTTGTGACAAATATTCGTGCAAGCAATTGTAGTGATGAGGTTTTCTTTATAGAAACAAATGGAGATTATGAAGGAAAGCCAACGGTATACGAAATAAAAACTTGTCAGCCATTTGTGGGTCCATTCAATACAGTTGAATACTACAAGATACAACTAGAAAGATCTGATTTTCAGGAGTTGAATGACCTTGATCTTGGTTAAGTTTGATTCATCAGACATAGACAGAAGATTAAAAAACTCTGTTGACTATTCGTATGGATTTTTAGATGGAGTAGAGATGGATAAGGTCAACTTCATGAGATTTCTTGGTGGTTTTGTGGCAGAAGGATTAAATAAATACATTGATTCTAAGGCAAGAATGCATCCCAACTCTTTGCATCATGTATATGAACCAAACATGGTGGGGAATGATGGGGGAAGACTGTTTAAGTTT